ACAACTTCACCATCACACGCAACGGCGATGTAAGCGTCCAAGTCTTCAGCCCGTTCTCTCCGACTTCTCCGTATGCTGCAGGGACAAATGGTGGCAGTGGGTACTTCTCTGGTTCAACAGATTACTTAGATAGCCAAACTTCATCTGCATTTGCTATCGGAACAACCGGCACTTACGAATGTTGGGCGTACGCAACATCGTGGGGCGGAAATAGGAGATTGATAAGCCAAAGTAACAGTGGTGCTGCGTCGTTTGAAATTTATGTTGAGACTGACGGAAAAATAAGCATTTCTAGCGGATCAAACAGCACAGCCGCTGGGGCTTTTCCATTGGGGCAATGGGTACATATTGCGGTTGTATATAATTCCGGTACTTTGTCTTTATATGTAAATGGAACTTCAATTTCTTTAAGTGGAACAACTACTGGTCGCAATATAACTGATACACAGCCTATTTTGGTTTCTGCCCTTAGACAAACCGGAAGCATACTTACAGGATATAATTGGGTTGGGTATATTTCTAGTGTGCGCATTCTCAAAGGCACCGCACAATACACCACCAACTTCACTCCACCCACCGCACCCCTCACCGCCATCACCAACACCAGCCTCCTGCTCAACTTCACCAACGCAGGCGTCATTGACAACGCGATGATGAATGATCTTGAGACGGTTGGTAACGCTCAGATCAGCACCACGCAGAGCAAGTGGGGTGGGTCTTCTATTGCGTTTGATGGGACGGGGGACTGGCTGCTTGCTCCATCTTCACCAAATCTTGCCCTGTTAACAGGCAATTTTACAATTGAGATGTGGGTGTATTTCAATAACACCACACAACACGTATTCTTTGATATGCGCGGGATAGGCACCGCAGCCCCAAACAACCCGGTTTTGTTCTGGTCTAACTCCGCAAGCAAAATACAAGCGTATATCAATGATGACTTTCGCATTACCTCTGGCACTTTGAATACGGCACAGTGGTATCACGTTGCTTTGACTCGCAGCGGCACCACCGTAACCTTGTATGTCGATGGCGTGTCACAGGGTACATATACATATTCAGCGTCGATAACCCAGCAAGCACTTTATGTGGGTACGGGGTCCGGTCTTAACTCCTTCAACGGATACATCGATGACCTGCGCATCACCAAAGGCTTTGCCCGCTACACCGCCAACTTCACCCCGCCCTCAGGACCATTTTTTACAAGATAAGGACAACATGGCTCACTTTGCGCAACTAGACGAAAACAACACAGTGACTCAAGTTATTGTGGTTCATAACAATGAAACTCTAGATAATGGTATAGAATCAGAAGCCAAAGGCGTAACATTCTGTCAATCTCTATTTCCTGGAACAAACTGGAAACAAACGTCCTACAATGCCAACATTCGCAAGAACTATGCGGGTATTGGGTTTGTTTATGACTCAACCAGGGACGCTTTCATTCCTCCCAAACCATATAACAGCTGGGTGTTAAACGAGACCACCTGTACTTGGACAGCTCCAACACCTTACCCCACAGACGGTAAACGGTATACTTGGGATGAAACCCAACAAGTTTGGATAGAGATCCAAACACCATTATGAATTGGAACAACATATGCCAAATCTTTCGAACATAGTTTCACCAGGCAATGTACTTACCGCTTCCAGTTCAAATATACTTACTAACAAGACTATCAGTGGTAGCGCTAACACAGTCACGAACATACCTCTATCTACAGGAGTGACAGGTACATTGCCTGTAGCTAACGGAGGAACCGGAGTAACAACTAGTACTGGTTCAGGAAATAGTGTTTTGTCCACTAGCCCCACATTGGTTACGCCAATTTTAGGCACGCCTCAGTCTGTTACACTGACTAACGGAACTAATTTGCCGTTGTCAACGGGTGTCACAGGAACACTACCTATAGCAAATGGCGGCACTGGTGCTGTAACTCTTGCAGGTGCAAATATACCAGTTACGACTGTAGCAAATACATTTACTGGAACTCAAACCTTTAGTGGTAGTTCTAGCGCACTTACAATGATACTTAATAATGCAGCCGAAGTTTGCAATATCTCGGCAACTGCTGCCACAGGTACTATCAACTATGATGTAACTACACAGTCTGTATTGTACTATACCAGCAACGCTACAGCCAATTGGACTGTTAACTTCAGAGCTTCGTCTGGTACTAGTTTAAACACAATAATGTCTGTAGGACAAACTGTAACAATAGCTTTTATGGTGACTCAGGGAACTACTGCATTCTTTAACAATGTTGTGCAAGTAGATGGTAGTCCTGTAACACCTAAATGGCAGGGCGGTACAGCTCCAACTGCAGGTAACGTATCTAGTATAGACAGCTATACCTACACTATTATTAAAACTGCCAATGCGGCATTTACAGTGTTGGCTGCTCAAACACAGTTTAAGTAGAATATTATGCCATTAATTAGTAGAAGAGGCGGTGCTGCCGCTCGTGGTCTTGGGTTGTTTGGGCGTCAAAAAGTACTCACAACTTTTACGTTTCCAGCTGGAACCAGCACTTGGACAGCGCCTGGTGGTGTAACTTCATTGGTCAGTGCAGTAGGTAAAGGTAGTGACGGAGTTAGTGACTACACAACAGGTGGTGGTGGTCCTATATGGAGAGTCTATTTCGGAAATAGTGGAGTCAATCTTTCCGGAGGTTCTGCGCCTCCTGCACCTATAAGTTACGACACGATATACTCTAATATGATGTCGGTAGTAAATAATATTAATAATGCTACTGGTATTATTGCGTATAATCACACTGCGTTTGGATTTATAAGAATTGCATTTGATAATAAGTGGAGTGAGCTGATCTACCCTAATGTTGGGTATGGTGGTCAAATTGTAGCCGGTAGTGCTACATATTCCTGGGCACTACCTACCAGTGGAGCACTAACTTGGTCTGCTGGCTACGCAAATCAACAGTTTAATGCAGATGTTAGCTATACTTTTTATATATCAGGAAGCTCAGGTAGCAATACTACTGGTTTTGCTTTAAGTTTTTCTGGTGGTGGCTACTCTGGAGGTACTGGCACTCCTGCATCAAACACCACCTACAATAATGTTTCAGTAATACCTGGAACTACTTACACTATTGTTAACAATGGTGCCCTAACAATAACTTACTATGTATAATTATGTATGCAAAAATAAAAGATAATGTAGTAATACAATTTCCGTATGGATTTGATGAATTGCAGTCTGAATTTGACAAAGTCTTAACGGGAAACATAGATATATTAAACACCTTTAAGCTTTCTAATGCATACTTAGATGGTTTTACAATCTACACTGTAACCCAGCAAGAAAAGCCTTTAATGCATTCGGCAGGTGAAAAGCATATCTTGGCCGAATTGCCGGTATTAGTAAATGATCAATGGACACTTGTTTGGCAAGTAGAAGCAGTTCAGTATCCTACTGATGGAAAAACTTATAAATGGAACCCGACAAGTAGAGCTTGGGATGAGGAGTAAACATGGCAAATCTTTCCAATATTATTACACCTACCAATGTTCTAACAGCTAGTAGTACCAACACTCTTAGCAATAAAGTGATTAGTGGTACTAACAACACTATTACTAACGTTTCACTCACAACAAGTGTAACGGGCACACTACCAGTATCTAGTGGTGGCACTGGATTGTCTAGCACTCCAGCTAACGGTCAAATCGTCATTGGAAATGGCACTGATTTTACTCTTGCAACACTGACCCCTGGCGTTGGAATCGGTATCACAAATGCCAGTGGATCAATTACAATAAGATCTATAGAAACCAATACTCGATCTTTTGCTTATTTTTGCGGAAATTTTTAAGGAGTAAATATGCCAACAGGTATTTTGGGTCAATCGGCCCCAGCGGCAAACACAAATACTACGGTATATACCGTTCCTGCGAGTGTTGCTGCTACTTTCAACATCAGTATTGTGAATATTGGTACTGGTTCTGCAAGTGTTACTGTTGCAATATCTGCAACCAGCACACCTGCTGTTTCTGAATATATAGAGTGGCAGTCGCCAATACCGCCTGGAGGTGTACTTGAACGAGGTGGACTTGTTGCCCAAACCGGC